GAACAGGAAATCCTCGTACTGCGCCTGTGGCTGCGTACCCTTGGTCCAGCAGTACGCCGCCTCAAACGGGTGATCGACGGCATCCCACGAGACGAAAAACGGCTTTCCGGCGGCATGCGCGCGGAACGGCACCCAATGCTCGCGCACCCAAGTCGGATCCAGCGCTGTGAGGCGTATTTGCAGGGATAGCGGATCGGCCATCACCGAGCGGCCGAGGAACGAGCCTCCCTCGCTCTGATGCGTGGTGTCGCGGTAGTCGTTGAGCAGCGGCGGCTGGAAACCATCGCGCCAGCCTTCTGGAAACTCGAGCGCCGGGCCGAACGCCGCGACGGCGATGTAGGCGGCGTCAACAGGCGTCGAGACCTTGAACCGCCAGTACTGCGCGGTGACAGCATCGAACGTGACGAACACCACCTGCGTGCCGCTGGGGCCCACCGGGTCTGTGGCGTTGTTCCACGTGGTGCCGTCGGTGCTGTATTGCAGCTGCACGCTGCCGCTCTTGGCGCCGAGGTCGTGGCCGTAGACTGCGAAGTAGCTCGCAGGCTCAGCCGAGGGCAGCGTGCAAGTGAGATATTGCAGACCTCCAGCCGTCGGCAGCCATTTATTAAATGTCGTCCAGGTGGCTGCGTTGACGGCCTCGTAGCCGGTGGTCTGGCTGCTGGCCGTTATTCCGCCCTCCTCCATGAGGTTGCGATAGCCGACGACGCCATAGATGGATGCGGCTGCACCGATGATGACTGGCATTACCTGGCCACCTGTAGCGTTGCACCATCTCCGAGCGCGTCGTTAATCTCAGGGATCAGCGTATCGCGGATCCACTGTTTCGAAACAACATCGCCGTCTCCCTGAATGTTGACCTGAATCATCTGCGGCTTTGTTGTGCGCGCATCGGTCACCCCGGCCTGCTGCGGCAGGCCCGATACCGGGTTTGCCGGGTACGTGGGCGAGGCCGCGGCGCCGATGCCGCCAGCCGATCCGCCGCCGCTGAACGTCTGAGCGGCCTCGACCAGGCCTGTGGCGGCGATGAGACCGACCGATACCGCGCCCATGGCCTGGATCTTCGCGGCAGCCGCAGCGCCAGCGATGGGGCCCAGTTCGGCCAGGGCCCGCATGGAGGCGACCTGCGTATTGATGATCGTCTGCGCGATGCCCTGCGCTTTCTGAATGGCGATGATTGCCAGCGCGGCGATCTTGCTCTTGCCGGCGAACAGGCTCAGCAGGTTGACCGCGTTGCTGTACATCGACTCGCGCACGGCCCGGACCTCTTGCCCACCGCGCATCTCGATGTTCTTGCGGTCGAGCTGGTATTTGGAGTCGAGCTTGAGCAGCATCTCGCGGCCGGAGGCCTCGGTGAGGTACTGCATGTTGACCGCGTTTGCGACCATCTCGGCGCGCCGCTGGTAGGTATTGGCTAGCGCCTCTTCCTCGCTGTAATACTGCTCGGCGATCTTGTCACGAAAGTCGGTCTCGAGCTGTAACAGCAGCTCCTTCGCGGTCGACTCGTTGATGATCTGCGCCTGTAAAGCATTGCCGACGATCTCCGCGCGCTTGGCGTATGAATCGGCGATGACCTCCTCGGCGGTGAACATCGACTCGCGCAGCGTCAGCAGCTGCTGGCGAAGCGCGTCCTTCTCTTTCTCGGAAAAATGCAGCCCGGTGTCTACCTGCTGAGCCTTCGGCGCCTTGGCAGCCGCAACCGCCTCTGCGGCCGCTTGCGCTTCGGCGCGCACCTTGGCGAACCAGGCCTCGATGTTCTTGCTCGGCATGGGCGTCATGGCGAGCGTGTGCAGCTCGGTCTCGGCATCCACCAGCGCGCCGCGCATGCCGTCCGCCCAGCGCGTGAGCTCAGGACTGGGCGTGAATTTGAACGCGTTGCGGAGCTCTTCCGCCATGCCCTTGGCGGTGTCCGACACCTTACCCATGATGTCGAACACTTTGATGAGCGGCGCGCTAACGGCATCGATCATTGCGTTCAGCACCGCGGCCGTACCTTTATTGAGCTCGTCGAGCACGGTGAGCACGCCGGCCACAAAGCCGATAGCGATCACTTCCACGCCCTTGAACACCACGCGCAGCCCCTGGATGACATCGGCGAAGAAGCCGACCGCCTTTGTCGCTGACTCAAAGCCGGAGATGATCTGATCGCGGAATCCGTTGTTGCGTTTGACCAGGTCGGTGAAATCGTTGGAGAGCGCAGTGATGACGGGCGCGAGCTGCAGCGCGACCGTATTGGCCATGCCTGACACGGCACCCTTGGCGCGATCGAACGCGTCGTTGGCCGCCTCGATCTTGGCCGTATCCACGCGAGTGAGCGCGAGCCCGAGCGCTTTCGCTTCCTCCGCGGCAGCGCGCATGCCGGCCGATCCATCGGACATGACGTTGATGAGTTCGGCGCCGGAGTCGCCGAATATTTTCAACGCGTAATTGGTACGCTCGGCCGATGTCTTTACCTGATTCATGGCGTCGGCAATGGCCGCGAATTGCTGGTCCGGGCTCATGGCGATTAGCTGGGCCTGCGTGAATCCCATCGCGCGCAGCGCCTCGGTGGCGCGACCGGTGCCGTTATAAAAATCGACGATGTTCTTCTGCATCGTCTTTAGGCCGGAATCGAGCTGTTCGGTGCTGATGCCGGCGAGGCCTGCCATGTGCTGCAGCCCGGCGAGGGCCTGTGTGGTCATGCCCATCTTGTCCGCCGATTTGGCGAGCGCATCCGCGCTGGCAAAGGCGTTTTTCACCAGTAGGCCGAAGCCAGCCGAGCCGACCAGCGTGGCGACGGCCGTCTTGAGGTTGAACACCGAACCGATGGCACGATCGAATGACTGCTTCATGTCCTTTTCGAACGAGCCGACGATGCTGCCGGCGCGTTTGAAATCCTGCGCTAGACGCGCAGTGCCGGCGCGCAGGTCGATATTGAGGCTGCGAAGTGTTGCCATCAGGTGAATTTCATCCCGCGCGGCATCGCCGCCTTGAGCTTCTCGGATAGAGCCTTGGATTTATTGCTGGGCCGCCGCCGGGTAAACATCATGAAATCCTCCGGCTCGTACTTCTTGCTGCCCTTGGTCCGCTGCAGGTTGACCAGCGTGCTGCAGATGAGCCCGGCCCGGTAGTCCGCGCGCTCCTCGCCGAAGGGCTCGATGGTGGCGTAGGCCATCCACTCGGTCAGCTCGGCGCTGTCAGCGCGCGTCAGCAGCTCGCGCACCGTCATGCCCAGCTCGAGCGCCAGCCTGAAATAAAACAGGCGCTCGGGCCGGGCCTTTAGTTTTTTGCGAGTTCCTCGACGTCGTCCTTGGTGAGGCGGTTGAGCTTCTGAGCCGCGGCGAACAACTTATCGAGCACGGCGGCCGACTTGCGGCCGAGGGCCTCGACGTCGGTGTCGCTGAACAGCCGGTTGCCGGCGTCATCGCACATCACCCGCGCCAGGAAGCGCGCGCGGATATTTTTGATGGTGCGCTTCTCGTCGTTGACGATCTCCGTTTCGAACGAGTCGCGTTCCTCGCCGGTCATGACGCGGATCACGACCTCGCCGCCCCACTCGGGAACGGCTACCGTCTCTGTTTTGAGGTCGTCTGCCGATAGGATTTGATCTTTGTTGAGTGCCATTTTTTTACGCCCAGGTGACTTCGCCGGTGATTTCGATCGTGCAGCTCGCGGTGATCTTGTCATCCACCTTGCCGCTGATCGAGAAGTTGAGCACGTAACCGCTGAACGACAGCGTGGTGGTGCTGGCGTCGGTGAGCACCAGCTCGAAATTGCGCAGCACGCGCGCCGCGCGGTCGGCCTTGAGGCCCATCTGCGCGGTGTCGGTCGGGTCGAAGTTGAGCTCGATTGTGAGCTGGCCCTCGTCGGGCAGGCCCATGCGCTTTTCCTTGCGCGTGCTGGCGAGGCTGGTGACGTCGATCACCGAGGCTGAGCCACCCGGGCCGCTGAAGCTCGTGACTTCGCCGACGGCGGTGAACACCTCGATCGGCGTGGCGCCGTCGCCGCGCTTGAATACGACGCCTTGACTCTCCAATGCATTTGACATCTCAGTGGTCTCCTATGTGTCAGGCCTGCGCCCAGATGGAATATTCAGCGAGCACCCGATAAATTTTGATGTCGCTCTCGTACAAATCTTGGTCTGTGATCTGAACCGCCTTGAAGGCGCTGCCGTCTGCGTCCATGGCGTCTTCGATGGCCTCAGCGAGCGCCTTCACCTCGGCGTATGTCATGGCCCATGCGTTGATCTCGATCGTCGCGTGCCGCAGGCTGGAACGACCTGCGAGCGAGTACGTTGGGATAGCGCTGATGCGCGCATAGCTCACAGCGGGCAGCGTGGGCGTCTGCGGCAGGATCGACGGATAGACGCGCGTGTCCACCAGGGCAGAGACGGCGGGATCCGCCGTCAGCCTGGCATAGACATCTTGCTCGATCACGATTAGGTCGTACCGATGACGATGACGTCGTAGGTCACCGACGTGGTGCCGGCGCTATTGGTGATTGTCAGCAAGTCTCCGGTGCCGGCGGTGACCGACACGCCGTTGACATCGGGAAACACCGCCATAAACGCTGCACCAGGCGTAAGCGCGATACCGTCGCCGGCGGCCATGAACAGCGGCAGGCCGTTGGAGGCGGGGCGTGTCACCTGCACGCTGTTGGTGTTGCCTGCCGCAGCCACGACAATGACGGCCTTGATCTTGGTGAAGACCAGCGTCACGCCCAGCGCGTTGGTCAGCGAGCCTGAAAGGTCTAGATTTTCGGTGCCGCTCGCCGACAGCGTGCGCGTGTCGGTAAAAATATTGTTGGCCTGGTTGGCGCCGGTGCCGTCTGCGAGCGAGAACGCGGCGGCATAATTCAGCGGCACGCTTGGCGTAGCGAGGTCACCAGCGCCGGTCAGCGTGGAATTGCAGATCATCTTGAGCGTGCTTGTGAGAGACATTTTACTTGGCTCCTTTGTTGGCCTCGGCCTCGATGCCGTTGGATAGGTATTCCGATATTTCTCGCAATGCGGTTTCTGCGGTGGCGTCGAACGCGGGCCGCAAATAGGGATGCGCAGCCATCTTGCTGGTGCCGAGCTCGACGAAGGCGCCGTAATACGGGCCACCCGTGTTCCCGGGCTTGCCGTTAGGCGGTATGCGCACGTCGATACGGAGCGCCACGCCGTCGCGCGAGCGGGCGCTGCGGAGCTTGATGCTGCGGCGAAGCACGCCCTTGTCCACCGGCGCGCGGGCGCGTGCCTCGGCTAGGATGACGTTGCCGCCCTTGCGCAGCGCGGCGCGCAGCAGCTTGCGCTCGACGCTCTTGGGGAAATCGGCGAGCGCGTCCTGCAATTCCTTTGCGCCGATCAATTTAATATCCATGTTCATCAGCTGCGCACCTTGCACATGAGCTGCATTTCGACGCCAAGCTTGTCGACGTCGATCACGTCCTGGATGTCGTAGACGTTGCTGCCGTATGTCACGCGCATCTTCGCCGTCACACCGGCGAGATAGCGCGCCGTGATCTTGACCATCTGCTCGCTGCTGACCTGCCGGGCCGCGAAGTATTCTCGGCCGCTCAGCGGCTCCACGCGCGCCCACACGCTCGCGAATAGCGACCAGGTGATGACTGGTTCGCCGAAGGCGTTCTGCGTCTCGACGGCCCGGTCGATGGCGACCAGGTGCCGGAGTCGTCCAGCGCTTATCACGCCCGGAGCACCTGATAGGGTTCGAGCAGGCAATCGACAAACGGAGCCTCGGTGAGAGTGCCCGTGACAATGCCCTCGCGCTGGGTGTACAGCGTGGCCACTTTCAGCAGCATCCATGACTTGATGGGCTGCGGCACGGGCGCCGCGGTGGCGCCGTAACCTGCGGTCCATGTCACGGTGATCACATCCTCATGATCCAGCACGGCAGGCCATGTCACGTTATAGGCCGGGATGATCTCGCTCGATTCCCAGCCGGTGAGCTGGTACTGATCGGCGGCGAGCGTCTGCAATGCGCCGTTCTCGTCCAGGTAGGTGATGGACGCGACAGACTGTACGGCCTGACGCGGCAGCTTGATGCGGGTCGGCCAGGCGTCGAGCTTGAGCGCCCACGTCTGGTTGACCAGCGCACGGCCTGTTATGGACTCTGCCTCGTTGCGCGCCGAGGTGATCAGCGCGCCGATCAACGCGAGCTCGGCCTCGGCCTCGTCGGCACCGAGGCGCATGTGTGCGATGGCCTCGGTGGTGGTGATCGGCTCGACGGCCGGCGCAGTGACGAGGTAGTGGCGCATCGATTATGCGTTACCGGCGGTGAGCGTGAAGCCGGTGACGGTGAAGTCTTGACCCGCTGCGAACACCGTATTATCTACCGTCATGTCACCGCCGCCGCCAGTTGCCGTCACGGTGCCCTGCGCGTGGCAAGTGACACCATCCGAGGCGTACAGGCGGAAGTGCGCGGCCGTGCCGGCGGCGTCGGCGCTCAGATCTTCCCACGTGCCGCTCTTGGCCTTCGTGCCGCTCGACGCGGCGGCCATCCAGTCGGATGGCAGCGCCAGCGTGGCGAGCACGGTACCGCTATCAGCGCCAGCGCAGTTGGCGGGCGCTGCACCGGTGCGAATCTTGAGGACGGCGCTGACGCCGATAGTCGACTCGACGGCGTCGAGCTTCGCGTTGCGCACGGCGACGCTGTATTGCAATGCCATTGTGGTGTCTCCTCTTTAGCCCTGTCCGGGCGCGACATAGAAAATGATCGGATCGGATTCCTGCACGATGCTGCCCTGCGTGATCTCCCAGCTGCGCACCCAGTTGCCGGCAGTGTCGATGTCTGCGGCGTCGCTGTCGTAGTAAGCCGTGCCCGCCGCGGCGGAAAGGATGTTGCCTGTCTTCTCGATAACCGCGCCGCTCGGGCCGCGCAAGAACAGCTTGACGGTCGCACCGGTGATATCCCACGTCGCGCCGTCTTTGGTGGCGGTCAGCTTGAATCGGTATGTGTTGCCGACGATCATCAGGCCGCCTCGAGCAGGTCGTTTATCGTGTGTGTGAAGTCGATCGAATCGGAAACGGTATAGCGGAACGCAATCACGTCGGCGACGATCGGCAGCGGCTCGGCGATCGGCTGGCCACCGGCGGCGGCCACAATGTCGTCCGCCTCGGTAATGCTGGCGGTACCGGTGATTGCCAGCGCAGCGGCCGCGGTGACCGTGTCGCCATCTTCAGTGATGGCGGCCGCGCCGCTTATCGAAAGCGTGCCCGCGGCGCTGACAGTGTCTCCCGCCTCTGTGATGCTCGCCGTGGCCGAGATACGCAGCGTGCCGGTGCTCGCTACCGTATCACCGGCCTCGGTGATCGATGCCGTGCCAGCGATGGCGAGCGTGCCCGTGGCGCTGACGGCATCATCCGCTTCGGTGATTGATGCGGTGCCGGTCGTGACGGCAACGCTCGTGCCCTGCGCGCTGACTGTGTCGTCAGCCTCAGTGATAGAGGCTGTACCGATTATCGCCAGCGCGCCGGTGGCGCTGACGGTGTCATCGGCTTCGGTAATACTCGCCGCGCCTTGTATGCGCAGCGTGCCAGTTGCGGCGACGCTGTCGTCCGCTTCGGTGATAGACGCCGCGGCGGTGATCACCAGGGCGCCAGAGGCGCTTACCGTATCGTTGGCCTCGGTGATCGAGGCGGTACCGGTTATGCTTCCAGTTGGAGCGGCTGCAGGCGGATCGGCCCATGCGCCGCCAGACCATGTTCGATCTGACCAGCTCATTGCGTTACCCGATCTGTACCAAGCGTCTGATGATGCGGCTAGATTGCTGCGTCAGGCGACGAACTTGTGCAATCACTTGTGCGTTCGTCGGACTGGCGAGATCGAGGTACGCTTGATTCGCATCGAGCGCGGCCTGAGCTTGATCGCTGAGATCTTTTTTCTCAGGACTTTTCGCATCTTCCCATGCCTGATCTGACGCAACGGACCAGTCAATCGCAGCAAGAGCGGAAGCTGCCGCATCGCGTTGCGGTTGAGTTGCCTCGGGCTTGTAGTCGATGCGAACTGTTTTCTGACCTTCATCTATGATAGCGACCCCGTATATTGGGGCGACGGCGGATATGGATTCGGTGAGGCGCAACGCTAACATTTCGTTCTCCCCAACATACCCGCCTGTAGCTTTCTGTTCGCGATGCCAGCGTTGCCGTAAAACGTAGTCGTACTACCCGTCGAATTCTGGCCTTCAAGCCATGCGTAGTAGTGATACCCAATCGCGGCTGTCTTTTTTAGACGTGCCTGATAGCTCTGCGCGGTAGTGAGCCCAGCGAACCATCCGGGTGTTGAATCCGTACTTATCGCAGTAGTGCTATCTTCACCTATGCCTATTGTTCCGTCAGCGGCCGACCCGGGACTAACAACCGCACATAGGTCAATATCTATTTCGGTAGCGAGTCCTATCATCACCTCAACTTTATTTGATGTAGATGCGTTGGCCTGCCGTATTGTCGAGGAGTTATACGTCCAGCTCGATGTCGATTCGTACCTGCTAAGCACCCGATCAACAGAGTTGTAGGCGTTGAATAGGAACCGCTTCGCAAGTGAATCTTCCGTAGTCGTCGTGCTGGTCGTGTAAAACGAGCCTAGATAAAAGCGAGTCGCATCGCCAGATTTAACATTGCGTCCATCCTGTGTGGTCAATGCCGTGGCGCGCGTCGTGCCGTTTGTCCACGCGAGTAATTCAAGGGCGAGAGCGCCACCGCTCAGGTAGCCAAACACGTCGTAGGGTAGCCCGCTGGTCAGCGTTCCCAGCGCGAGGGAGATTTCTGAAAACTTCACCACCTGCCATCGCGCCCCGTCATAGAGCGGGATCATGTTGTGTATGTGGGGCGTGTAGTAGATCGTGGTCGCACCAGTCACGTCGGACGTGGTGACGGGCGTACCGCTGGTGAGCGTAAGGCGCCCGCCGGGGGTGACGGCGAGCACTGAGTTTTCGAGCGATTGACCGAGGAATGCCGTTGGAACGTTGTAGATTTTTACGGCCGTCGTGAACGTGATTGCGCTGCCCGTTGACGAGTCCACCAGCGTGCCGCGAGCCAGGGACGTTCCCGTGTTGGTGTACACACAATCGCGGCGCACCTCCCAGCTCGAACCCTCGATGGCGAGTATGTCGAACGATTTGCCGTCGTCCCCTGCGCCGAGGGCCTTATAGCCTGTGTCGGCAGTCGATAGTGTGAATGCACCGAGGCCGGAGCTGGCAACCGCGCTGACGGTCTGGCCGATGCGTTCTTTATGTGTCGGGATTGGCATTCGTTCGCCCTAAAATGTGTAGACCCACTCATCAACCACCAGCACGAACGGCCTCGGCATCCTATGCCCGGGCGCGCGCCGGATGCGCAGCTCGCGCGCATTCATACCGCGCGCGATGGCTATCATTGCCATGATGTCTTGCATGCGTATCGGGTGTTGCCACCGAGATAGCGCGCCGACGACGCGTGCGACGCCGCCGGCAAGCGTGACCACACACACCGCCGTGAAGTCGTCCATCGACGCGTAGGCGTCGTCAGGATCTGCACCCGGCGGATAGACGCGCAGTAATTTACTGCCTGGAGGAAGCAGCTCGACATGTAGTGGCATCGGCCTCGTCCTGGTGAGGCCCCTTTATTGTTTTCCGTTCGAGGGGGTGTTTAGTGTTTGTCCTTCGTCAGCACGCCGATCAGGCCGATCAGGCCGAGGCCTGCGGAGATCACAGCGTTCTGCAGCTCTGGCGTGAGCGTCACACCGGCGGCCGTTGCAAGTGCAACAGCTCCGCGCCAGGACGACGGCTCGGCCATGCGGGCGATGAGGTATGCGACGGCGCCGTTCATTGTGCGAGCTCCGCTGCAGACTTCACCCAGCCCAGCACGACGCGCACCTGCACCAGCTGCTCAGGATTGAGCGCACCGGTGCCGAGTCGCACTTCGAGCTCGACGCGTACGGTATCGAACAGCGTATTCAGCAACAACCGGTCGGCCGCGTCGAGCTTGGTGAAATCGATCTGCTGGCGGATGGCCTTCTCGATCTCGGGGACTGCGACAGCGATATTGCCGTCGAGCAGCGCCTCGGCTCGGTCAACCGCATCGACGACGCGGTGCGCGCGCGGGACGTCCTCGCCGATGTATTTCAGCGTCGCGTAACCTACGGCGAGTTTCGGGCCGGGGTCGCCGGATTTGAGAGTCGCGCAGCCCACCATGGAGCTAAGTGATACGACAAAAAACGCCCACATGAAAACGAACATCAATGCCTTTTTGGCTTCATTCATCGGAATCATTAGTAAGTTCCTCCTTCGCCAGCCTGCCGCAGAATTACGGCGTCGACTCTTTTGAGCATCTCCGCCACGATGCGGCGCAGGATGTTCAGCATTTCACGGTTTCTTTCTGGGTACTGCTCGCATTTGCGGATGAGCACCTCGACGTTCATCAGCACGGTTTCAGGTGAGAGATCGTTCATAGTGAAATACCCATTGCTCGACTGTGCCCGCACAGCCTTTGCAGTAATGTTCTTTCCAATAACGGGCGAGCCCTGCGATGTCGTCGGCGTCGGGCAGCGCGGGCCGCGCGCGGAAATAGATGAGCCGCGCCACGGCGGTGGCATAGAAGAGATTGCCGACGAGCTCGCTGTGCAGCGGGTACTGCACGCCGCCCGGGTCGCGGCGCGACGCCCACAGCCATACCTTCGCGCCGAGTGGCGTGCGGTAGCGCAAGAATGAATCCCACAAGTCGGCGTGCGTCGCCGGCTCGGTCTGGTAGATGCCGAGCGCCGGGCCTGTGATCTGCGCCAGATGCACGAGGCCTGACTCGTGCGCGGCGGTGCCGACGAGGAGATTCTCGGCGGCGAGAGAATAGAGCCCGAGCGACTCCAACACCGGCTTGATAACCAGTGTGCGGAGGTCGCTCGGGGAGATCATTGGTGCTTGATGATCGGTCGTACGAGTTCGGTCGTCGCGTAGGCCACGGCGTCTTTGTTCGGGTCGGCGTCGCCGCTCTTGATGATTCCAGCCGCTTTGTCGGCGTCGAGTTCGACGACGTCGTCGCAACGGTAGGGGGTTTCATCGATACGGGTGTCGCACAAGATACGCACAACAACCCGGGGCGCTTGCTCCGGTGGTTTCTCAGCAGGTGCTTCCGGTTTATCTTTTGCCATGGTGGTCTCCAAAAAGACGGGCGGCCTTGCGACCGCCCTAACTGCAGGGGACTGCTTAGGTAGCGCTGTTGGCGTAGTACTTCACGGCGCCGCCGGCATCGACCAGGCGGCCACCGGAGCGCATGAAGCCCACGAAACCGACCTGGCCGTTCAGCGTGAAGGCACTGTCGGTCATGCGGAACAGGGTGAGGTCCATCACGTCGCGGATGATGTATTTGTCGAACAGGCCGAACAGGATCGACTTGGCGTTGGCGGCCATCGTCGCGACGTCCTGGTTGATGACGATCTCGCGGCCGAGCAGGCGGTCCGGCGCGCCGCCGGGGTTGCCGGTCTCGTAGCCAGGCACAAAAACAGGACGGTTCTGGCTGTCGAGCACCTTGCGGATCACTTTGAGCGATGAGTCGTGCATCATGTAGCGGCAGTTACCGCTCGCGCGGTACGCCGGGTCGACGCTGTGCTCGAGGTCCACCAGGTCGGCGTAGATCACGGTAGCGGTCTGGCCGGTTGTGCCGGTCTTGCCAGAGGCCGCACCGGTCACCACGCCGTAGGGCTTGCTTGAGCCATCGCCGGTGGTGAAGTGCGTGTTCTGGATACGGCCGAGGCGCATCGCCAGCACGTCGCGGACATATGCCTCGATGTCGAGGAAGCTGTCCTGAATCAATTCGAACGGCAGGGCGATCTTCTTCGAGCTGTATTTGTAGACGTCCAACGAGACATTGCCGAACGCGGTATCGAGACCGGTCACCGCCGTGTTTTGGCCGACGATTTCACCGACTTCCGCGGTGGCATCCGCCGTCGGGAAATTCATCGTCGCGCCGCTCGCCGTGCGAATGCCGCGAGAAACAGCGCGCATGCCGCCATAGAGCTTCATGGCGATCTCGAGCTCGCGCATGTATTCGGTGGCGACTGTGTAACCGCCTTCCGTGGTGGTCGTGGTCGACATGGCGTTGCGGATGTCAGGGGTCTGGCGATTTCGCAGGCGCTTGATGGCGTCCTCCGACAGTGCACCAAGGCCACCGGCCAAGAAGGCGCGCAGCGCATTCGACTCTTCTTTATCCGCCTGGTGAGCGCCGGGCGTGCGGGTGTGGCGATCGCGCAGGTCTTCCTCGCTGGCCTGGTTGGCCAAGCGGGCCTGCACGTCCTTGATGCGCTTCATCTCGTCATCGATGTCGTCCAGCTCGCGCATGCCAGCGTCGTACTTCTCTTGGTTCGACGCGTCGGTCTTCCATTTATCGCCGGGGTTCTTTTCCAGCAGATCGTTCAATTCCTTGGCGAGAGCGTTCCGGCGCTCCCGCAACGCTTGGATGCTTTTCATCAGTCATGCTCCTGTGCGGTGGCGAAAAAAACCGCCTTGCGGCGGTTCGGTGTAGCTTGAGCGCCGGGGCGTCAAGCAATTCTTTGATGCGCGCTATTGCGTGCAGCGTCTTTGGTCATGGACTCGTGCAGCCTACAATTAAGAGTGCTGCTTAGTTGGTCGGTGATGCTGGTATCGGGTTCAGCTTGCGCAGCGATCTCAGGCGCCTTGCTGTAGGCGGACAGATTCCAGCTCGCGGCGTTCTTCACCGGCGCCTCTGCGATGCGATCTGCGAAGCCGAGGTCGACTGCCTCTTGTGCCGTGATCCACGTCTCGGCATCCATCATGGCAGTGATCTTTTCGCGGTCTTGCCCGGTCACGTCGACGTAGGTGTCGACGATCGAGGCGTCGACCTTTTCGAGCAGCGCGGCGGTCTCGAGGAAATCAGAGGCGTTGCCCATGGCAATGGTCGAGGCGTTGTGAATCATGAAGAATGCACCCTTCGCGATTTCCACCTCGTCTGCTGCAAGCGAGATGAAGCTCGCCGCGCTGGCCGCCACACCGTCGATGTGCGCGACCACTTTTGACGGGTGCTCTTTGATGGCCTGCTCGATGGCGCGCGCGGCGAACACATCGCCGCCGGGAGAATTCACACGCAGATGAATAACGGGCGCCTTGATGGCGTTGAGCGCTGTGATAAACGCTTTCGGTCCGATGCCGCCGAGCCACGCCGCCATCTCGTCATTCGGGTCTATCGCGTCGTAGAGGTACACCGTCGCCTCGTCTCCGGCGGCATTCACCACCTCGAAGCGCCGCGGCGCGCTGCGGTTATCCGCCAGTAGTTTGAGCAGGTTCATTCTGTCCTCCGTTGCCGGTCATTGGTGCAGCGCCAGCTTGCGCGACGTCGTCATAGCCGGGTAGTGGCGGGAGATTCTTGAGCCGGCGGATCTCGTTTACCGTCATCCAGCCTTGTGAGCCTGGGCCGCCGAGGGCCTTGGCGAAGTAGGCCGATTGCGCCGTGGAATCACCTTCCATCAATCCATCGACGTTAAACTCGGCAAAGAACCGGGAAGTTATGAAGCACTTCCGGTTTATTTCTTTCTCGATCTTTGTGAGATATGGACGTAATGTGTACTTTACGAAGCCAATAGACATGCTTTCGATGCCAGTACCCCAGCTCGTCGACTTGTCTGTATGCCCGAGCATGTGTGGAGGCACGCCATACGCGCGGGCGATGTCTTCGACTTGAAACTGGCGCGTTGCGATGAGCTGCGCGTCTTCCGACGTCATCGTCAGTTCTTGCACTTCGAGACCGCCAGACAATACTGCTGGGAGATGCGCTTTCGACGACCCGCCATAGCGGTCGTGCCACGTCTTGCGCAGGAGATCGGCTTGTTCCTCCGTGAACTTCCCCTGCGACTTGATCGCGAAATCAGGCCGCGCGCCATTACTGAAGAACGAGGCGCTATATTCATCCGCCGCCAGCGCGATACCCACCGAGGTCTTGAGCGCGTAGCGTAGCGGGCTCATGCCGCGCAGACCATCGAAAACAATGCCAGGCACATGCAGCATGTCGTCCTGGTCGTACACGGTGGGCGGCATGCCGAACTGCTGCACCAGGTATTGCAACCGGTCTTCGTATCGGATAACGCTGACACACAGCGGGTGGATCGGCTCAAAGCCTGCAATGTCAGGCGATTTCGGCTTGCGGATGATGCGCGCGAACGCGTCACCGTGCAGCAAGAGCGACGTGCTGAGATATTCCCAGAACACCGCAGACGAAAGACGCGTGATGGGCTGCTCGTTAAGAAGCCACCAGACGTCATGGTCTATGCGCTCGCGGCCTTGTGGCGTGCGGCGGTATATCGGCAGCGGCAGGCCGGCTATCGCGCCGCCGATGAGGCGCACGCAGGCGTATACGGCGCTGACGCACATCGCCGTGTGCTCGTTGATGACCTTTCCGGCTGACGACGCCGGGTTATCGGTCAGCCATCCGTAGAGCTCGGAGCCGTATACGCCAGTCGATACTTGGTGCGTGGCAGATGCCTTGATCTGCGCAATCTCCTCGCGCAGCGCTTCGATCTCGCGCTGCTGCTGTTTGCGGCCGAAGTCGAAGATCACAACAGCACGATCCCGGGTTCGACGTCCTGCTCTTTCACCATCGCACGCCCGACAGCCATTATGAGCGCGACTGGGCCGTCTATTTTGTTCTCGGGCACGGCCTTACGCGGATAGATGTTGTCTTTGGCGTCAACATGCGCCACGACGTTACTCATCATCCAGGTCATTACGGGGTCGCCATTGTGTTTGAGCCTTCCGGCTTTGGTAAGCGCCTCGACCTCTTTCATCGGGGCGCTCATGTTCTGTACGGTCTGTCGCAGCTCGACCATTGGGGCGCCAGCCTCTAGCATTTCTGTAGCGAACTGCGTCGCCTGGAACGGGTCGTAGCCGACGGCCGCGACTTCGAACAGCGAGCAGAGCTCGTTTAAATCCTGGCGTATGAACGCGTAGTCGATGATGTTGCCGGGCGTCAGCGTTAGCCATCCGTCTTCGGCCCAGCCGGCGTAGTGCGCGTGCGTGCTGTGCGCGTTCTGCTGGACGGTATCCTCGGGCAGGTAGTACTTGCCGAAGCGTATGAAGTTGTCGCCGTCCTCGACCAGTATCTCCATGGCCGCGACGTCGATCTTGCTCGCGAGGTCCAACGATACCCACGCGCGGCGGCCGTAGAACTGCTCGATGCTGAGCGCGGGATCCGCATTGCGTTCCCACTCGAGCATGTTCATCCAGGCCTCGCCGGCGTTGACCCAGATGTTGAGGCGTTTTGTTTTGAACGTCGTTTGCTTCGACGTGCTGTGCTGCGCCTCACGGCAGGCCTCGGCGATGCTGTCGTAGCTGACCGAGACGCCGAGGTTTGGGTTTGCCTTCTGCCAGTTCTTCGGCTCGGTCCAGTCGTCCTTGTCGTCGAGCGTGTAGATCGCTGCGAAGAACGCGTCGTCGCTCACGACGCCGGCCAATACCTTCTTGGCATACTCGCGGAGCTGGTAGCACGGTCCGCTGCGGTCGTGGCCGGCCGTGGTGATGACCCACATGAGCGGCTGGCTGCGGGCGCCCATGCCGCCGTACATCGCGTCGTAGGCGGTGGCGGTCTTGTGTTCGTGGTATTCGTCGACGACGGCGCAGTGCGGGTTGGTGCCGTCGCCCGGGTCGCCCGGCATAGAGCGGAACGTCGCGTTGCGCGGCAGCACCGTGACGGCCTGCGCACCGACCTCGACACCGAAACGCCGTTGCAGGCCCGGCGATTTCTTCACCATCGCGGCCGCGTCTTTCCAGACGATGCCGGCCTGATCTCTGGTGGTGGCGAGCGCGTAGACCTCGGCGCCTTCCTCGCGGTCGGCGATGAGCATGTACAGCGCGACGCCGGAGCTCAGCGACGACTTGCCGTTTTTGCGCGCCACCTCGTCGTAGGCGCGGCGGAAGCGCCGTGTGCCGTCGGCGCGGAGCCAGCCGAACGCCGTCGTGAGGATGAAACACTGCCACGGCTCGAGGCGGATCAGCGCCCGTTGCTTGGCGAGCTCGCCCTTGATGTGCGGCAGGCGCTCGATGAACCGGCAGACGCGGCTGGCGGCCTCGCGGCTGAACCGCATGCCCCAGCCGGGTTCGGCCTTGGCGCGTACCAGGTCGTCCAGCTGGCGCTGGCAGGCCTGCTGGATCAGCAGCCCGGCGGTTACCTTGCCGGAGATGACGTCGCGGCAATACTGCGTTGCGATGCGGACATAGTCACGCTCGCCTTGCCGCTCAGTCGAAGGCGTCCCACGGGTCTTCCGGCTTGTCGGCGCCTTTGCCGCTGAGCTTCGATCGCGCCGCGGGCGTGAGGCCGAACTCGATGAGCCACGCTCGGATGCGTCTATCTGCATTGGATTTCATCGCGACTGCCGGGTTGGCTTTGATGAGCGTCTCGCCCTGCTGGTTGGTGGTTTCGTACGTCAGGCCATCGCGCTTGATGGCATCGATCGCGTCGAGCCAATCGGCATAGGCCTCGCACAATCCGGTGAGGGCCATGCCGTCTGCAGTGGTAAGCACGCCCATCTTGATGAGCTCGGGCGAGATTGAATCCCATGCGCCGCGTGCCCGCTCGCTGAGGATCGCCGGACACTCGGGGACCGCTACCGGGAGCTTGGGCTCGGTCTTGTTAAGCGCCCGTTTCCCTGGATTTCCCTCAATTATCTTAAGGTTCGTCGGCTTCGGGCGGCGGCCTGCCATGCGTCAATATTCCGTCACTTTTGGGATTTCATTTCGCGGATGCAAAAAAAGAGGGGAGCGGGCCGTTCGCAAAGGGGCGATTGTCAAGATTTTGACACCCCCGGTGTCGGATATCTTTACACTTTTCCGTCAATTTTCTGTCGCTCTCACCTAATTCGTCAAGTTCTTGACGCTTTCGACCGCTGGCCGATCCGGTTATGGCAGGGCGAGCACAGCGCGCGCATGTTCGTAGCGTCTAGCCCGAGCTCTGGCCGATCTCTGTACGGAATGACGTGATCGACGACCTTAGCGGGCCGCGTGAAGCCATGCGTGAGGCACTCAGCACATAGCGGGTACTGCCGGATGTACGCATCACGGAACCGGCGCCAGGCCTGCGTGCCGTAGAACCTGTCGCTGTCTGGCCGGTTGACGTTGTACGATCTGTCGCTGCCACGTCGTGTGGCTGTCCGTCTTGCCTCTGCCGCTGCCCTGTGCTGCGTGCAGTAGCTGCCTTGCACTGCCTTGCCGCACCCTGGGTGGGCGCAGACGCGGGGCGGGCTGCTTGGCACGTCACTCCTTGCCCTTCTTCGCGAGTAGCAGCAACAACTCGTCGAGGCGCTTGTGTGTACCAGCCGTGCTTGCCTGGATGTCGGATCGTATGGCCGCAATCACCCTGTCATGCTCCTCACGTGACAGATAGGTACGCTCGATCACGTCGAGCCTATCCACGTGGCGCCGTCCCATCCAGGCGAGCACAGCGAGCAGCGCGAGGGCCGAGCCTTGCAGCACAACATCCCAAGTCATCGATCCCCCAAAACGCAAAAGCCCCGCGATTGCTCGCAGGGCTATGAACGCACTAAACACCAGTATGCGCCCTTTGTACAGGTTTTGTGCTGCACAGTCAAGCGATTTTTTCCAAGGCCAGCGCGACGTACCCGGACACGAACATCCTGGCGCCATCGACCCGCGACCGGAACGTCGGCAGCGACACCCTGCACAACTTCGCCCCTAGCCGGTACGACAGACGGGCGACGTAGATCAACCGCAGCGCATCACGTGACGTGTCAGGCAGCCTGCACATTGCCCGCTCGACCGCCTGCACGTCTGACGGCCACTCCGGTAGCACCGGCCTGCCGCCTATCCCCCATATCGCCCTGTGCTCCACGCTCGCCGAGGGGTAGCCGAGGCCGGCAGTCACCCCGCCGCGCGCCAGCTCGCCCCAGCGCTCGAGCAGCAACTCGATGTCGTCTCTCATGCGTCAGCCTCCTCGTAGCGCCTGCAGCGGCGCCCATGTTGCTTGCCCTTCTCGCATATCCCGTATCGCTCGCCCGCGATCATTACGCTGCTCTCGTGCGCGCAGCCCTTGCATGTCTGTGCCTCAGCGCGCAGCAGTAGCTCCTCCGGATTGCGGTAAAACTCCATGGGCATCGCCATCACGCGGCAATCTCCCGCACCAGCACGTCGACACCGGGCGTCGCGTGGTACAGCTTGCGGGCGACGATGCTGACGACCTGCTTGTCGTCGGCGAACACCACGCCGGCCATGCCGTCCTCGACCGCCTTGACCACGTTGTCCACGTCGGGCTTCCCCGTCGGCCATGACGTCCCGCGCAGCGCCGCCTCACGCTTCGCCCGAGGCCAGCTCGTCGGCACCGGCATGCGAATCTCGACGGTCAGCTCTACGGCCCCGCCGAACGGCTCGCGCCCAGCCATGGCCGCCGCCGCCCTCAGCCCGACCAGCCGCTCGTAGCCCGCAGTCTTGGCCGGCGTGTACGTCCGCACGGCTGATCCCATCCGGGCAAATCTCGGCCGCCCCTTACCAACCGGCACGCCCGGCACCTCAAACGCGATTTCAGTCACCATGCTGCTCCCCCGCCGTTGGCCTACACTTGCCCTTGTGGGCTCCGCTCGCTGTCGGTTCGGTTTCGGTCATCGGTCGTCGGTTCAGCTGCGCCGGTCGGCCGGCACCCAGGATCTCACCCAGCCACCGCACCGCTGCCGTGCCGACTGGTCCCGTCAAAATTCTGTCGCTCTGGCGACGTCCGCCAATTCGCCTACCCCACCCCACCCCTAGGGGGTATGTATATACATACCCCCGTAGGGGGTGGGGCTGGCAACGTCCGCCATGGCGGATGTGGCGGATGTAAGAAAAATAAGATGAATCAAGGTAGTTAACGTCCGCCACGTCCGCCAAATGGGCAACGTCCGCCACGTCCGCCAAATTGCCCGTGGCGGACGTTATTTTGATGCTTTTTTGTACAATACCCATGCTGTTCATAAGGCGTCGTACCTGTAGACGGTGTGCTTGCCATCCTTGGCCGTGACCACCCCGGGCACGTTCAACAGGGACGACAAAACGCGCTCCGCGGTGCGCTCGCTGACCTGCAGGATCTTCTGCAGGCGCGCCTTGAATTGCCCCGTCATGAGCTGCTCTGCCTTGAGCAGCGATAGCGCCGTCGCCACGTACCCCTGCATCTTCGGGTCGATCTTCTCGTCCTCATCGCCAGCCACCTCGCCCGTCTCGCCCGCCACCAGCGTAGCCACATAGCGGCCTGCGTCGGCGTCAAACTCGAGGCCATGCGCCGGTATGGTCTCGTCGTTGCGCAGCTCGTAGGCCATCATCGTTGGCCGGCTGCCGGACAGCACGATGCCGGTGTCGTACCAGCCGCGGAACGCGCTGGCGCCGCGGATGGCCGAGAACAGGTCGCCCTTCGGGTCCCCCTTGTTGGTGTGGTGCACGATTGCCACCGCGCAGTCGAGCTCCGCGCTCAGCCGGTCCAGGCTGCGCAGCAGCTTCTTGATCTCGACGTTGTCGTTCTCGTCCGCGGTGCTGAAATTGATGATCGGGTCGAAGCAGATGATGTCCGGCCTACGCTCTGCGAGCGCCGCGGTCAGCGCCGCCTCATCGAGACGGCTGGTGAGGTCAAAATCAATACGGCCCGACACGGTCAGATTGGCCTTGAGCAGATCCAGCTCGGCCGCCTCGAGTCCGCGCACCAGACGTGAGAACCGCGCCGGCAGAAACGCCTTGTGGATCTCCGCCTGCAGCCAGGCCACGCGCAGCGGTCGCGCGAACGGCCAGCCGAGGAAATTTCCGCCGGTCGCCGCCGCAATGGCCATGGCCTGGAACAGCATTGACTTGCCCAGCTTCGGACCGCCGGCGATCAGCATTCGGGCCCCGCGGAACAGCGTGGCGCCGCGCCAGAACGACTCGGGCTGAGCCGGCGGGCTGTCCAGCAAATCGCCGTAGCTGTAGAGCCAGCTGGACGGCTCAGGCCGCGGCGCAGGCGTCAGCGCGATAGGCTCGCCCGGGTGATTGCGCACCGCCGTGCGGGCCACGCTGGCGATGGTCGTGCGCAGTTCTCCGGCAGGCAGCGGCACCGGGTTGCCGGCGTTCCATCGGGCGAGCTCGGCCTCGATCTCGGCTAGGCTCATTCCGTCTCGGATATAGCGGCCTGCCAGGCTCGCCGCCGCCGCGTTGCGCCCGCCGGGCTGCACTGGCGCGCCGCTCGCCGGCAGGCTGACTCGCGACAGGTCCACATCGAGGCCTGTGCCCTGCGGCTGGTTGTAGCCGTTGATGGCCGCGATGTCGTCGGCGGTGAGCACCGGCAGGTCCATCACCGAGTCGGCGCCGTAGGCCTCGTTCACTTCCCATTCGTACGTGCGGCCGTTCGGGTGGATGCTGGGCGGCGCCACCACGTAGCCACCGACGCCTCTTATGTCCAGCTTCGCGGCCGCGTTGGCGCTGTTGCGAATCGGAAATTTCTCGTTTGCCTGATAGTAAAACTGCACGCCGCGGCCGGTGCGCACCATCCACGGCGTCCGCGTCAGCGCGCCGCTCTGCACGTAGGCCACCGCCTCGTCGCTGTCGGCGTCGACCACCACCACCTGCAGGCCGGTGACGATACCGATGTTGGCCTGCGGCCATTGCTGCCACCACCGGCGGATCTCGTCCTCGCTTGGCTGACGGCGCTGGTAATCCGCCCACTGGATGCGCGGCGACTTCGGCCACTTCGCGCGGGCGTCCTCCACGTCACCGCCGCATCGCTTCACCAGCGACGGCGGAGGCGGTGTGCTGGCGTCGCCGAGCGGGATAGTATGGAATCCGCGTTCCCAGAGTTCGAGGGCGGCGTCGAGCATGGAGGATGGCTGCATGGGGGATGGAATCATTCTTCGCGAAGCATCAGTTCAAGCCTGGCCAGCGCGTTCCACGCAGCGTGCGCAGCGTGCAGGAGTTGCGTGTCCTTGTCGCGCTGCTCGCCGATGTGCTCCTTGAGCAGGTGCCTGTACATCGCATCGGTATACCGCTTGATGCCGTTCTGGACTGACTCCCACCCGTCGTCGCTGTACTTGTTGGCGCCGTAGGTACCAACGTCTGAGACCGCGAGCAGCGCGCGGGCGAATTAGATGCTTGCAATCCTCACAATGCGGCACCATCAGCCGGCGGGCCGCCCAGGAGGCGAGGACGCGCAGTTTTTTTGCTGTTTTTTTAAGCATTCCCTGTCACTCCCTTTTCTTCCCTGCGATTCCCTCTGCAATCCCTCCGAGTCCCTGGGCCATCATTTGGTGATGCAGTAACCTGGATTCCTCGATACGTTCTAAGGCCCATTTATGCAGCAGGTTGCGAACAATCTCGGATCGATCCACACCGGTGACACGGCTCTGCGCCTCGAGGACGCAGTCCGTCTCCGCGGTGATCTTTCCGCGGAAGTCTTTCAGCTCGGCACTCATGGCGCCCTCCCCTCTACAAACGAAAAAAGCCCAGGTGCAGCGCATCTCGGCAGAGATGGGGGGCGCGCTGCGCCTGGGCCTTATACTGTGCTGCTGCCTTCAATGAACGGCCCCTCCTTGAACAGGCGCCGTGCTATGGCGCCGCGCACGTCTACGACGTCAAGCTGCCCGACGCGCATAGCGCTTCGGGTACAGAATCTGCATTTCGGTGATCTTGCCCGCGTAAAAATTGGAGAGCTTCGCCGCCGTCTCTGCGGAGGTCGGCTCGCCGTTCTCGATGCGGCAGAGCTGCGAGTAGTGAATCCCCACCTCGCGCGCCACATGACGCAGGGAGAGCTTTTTCTTTTTACGAATTCGTCGCAAAGGTGTCATCTGCCCATTGTTGTGGATTACACAACAATAAGTCAAGGAAAAAAATTGTGATAAACACATTGAGTTATACACAACCGAGCCCGCACCATGCGGGGATGACCGACACACTCCGAAAAAAACTGGGCGCCGAAATACGGCGGACGCGCGAGGCGCGGGACATGCGCCTGGAAGATTTGGGCGACGCGATTGACCGCGACAAGGCGTTGATCTCGCGAGTCGAACGCTATGGTAAAGAGCTCACCATAGAGAACCTCGAGAAAATCTCGAAGGCGCTCGACGTCGACGCCTGGCAGCTCGTCGCCGCCGCCGAAGGCGCAGTTTTCCATGATTTTATTGAGTTAAACAAGGCGTTGACAAAACTTGGAGAACCGGCCATAAGATTTTTGACTCTCGTGATGGATATGAGATTGGAAGGCAAGATCGACGACGGGTATCTTGAGTCACTTGCCGATGTGATTTCGCTGAAGTCGAGGGGAAGCAGAACAGATGTGAAGTCCAGGGGATCTGTAAAAAGAGGCAGGTTACGTGAACAATGAAGAAAGACGACGTTTACGTGGGCGGCGGTCAGAGGATGTATTGTTAACTCTGGTGCCGACCAGAATATCAGCCGAGACGGCGATGCTGCTCCATGAGTTGTGGGACAAAGCCATGACAGGCGAGCTCGACGGTGCCGCCATCATAACCAGAGAAAAAGGCAAGCACAGGCGCTATATAGTAGGATGCTCGAAAGACAAGCCACTGGAAACAATGGGAGCAGTCACTCAAATGTTACGCGAGCTCGACCAGATGGAAGAAAAAACAGGGTGAGAAAGATTTTTCCAGCGCTCGCCGTCTGCTGTTTGGCGGCCTGCGCGGTTAATCAACCAGCAAATCAAGTATCCGTGACGCCGTCCGCTTTCGACGGGTCGGTCGAGGTCACTCAGGCCCCCGGCCTCGTCTATTCAGACATCCCCGCCATGTCCGGCTATGAATTCGCCCTCGGCCTACGATGGCGCTCAACGGCTGCCGGCGCTGTCGATATTATCGCCAGCATCCCGCGCGGCGCTTTCATCATCGACGGCCGCGACGGCCTGCAATTCAATATCGACGGCGAGATCGTCACGCTGTCCTCGTCCGACCTGGTCACTCGATTCTCCGACGCCGACCTGCCGCTGGGCTTCTCCACCAGCTCGAGCAAGCGATTTCCCGCCACCCTGCCGCTCATAGAGCGCCTCGCCGCCGCCCGGTCGGTCGGCGTCCGCCTGGTGCTTGGGTCAGGCCACCTCGACGGCCGCCTCGACATCGAAGGCAAGAATGCTGCCATAACAGGATTCCGCGCCTTTCTCGCGCGCGTCAGCAGCCAGCTGACCGCATCTAAATAATCCTCCTCCCGTCTTAGCCTCCAAAATATTTCGTTTGCCCCTTAAGTTGTGTTTGACACAACCGATATAGTTGTGTAATTTACAACTCAGCAGTGACCGAAACCAGAACCGAGGGGCGACCGATGACCGAGACCAAACTTGAAAACCTCAGAATCGCAAGCGATGCCGCTTATGCCAACTACCATCAGCGCCGCACCGAATCCCTGGAAGGCCGTATCGATGCACACGCATATAACCGCGCGTGTGACAAATTCCGCGCAGCCTTCGATGCCTATTACGACGCTGCCATAAAAGACGAGCGCACCGCGCGCGCCCTGCTCGCCGAGGTGGAAGGCGGTGCGGCATGAGCCTCACCAATATCAAGCTCAAATACACGCCTAAGACCATATACGGTTACACGCACATCAATTTTGATGTCAACGGCGCGGGCGACCTTGGCCTTTTCGCCATTGCTTTCTATGACCGCGACGGCGAACGCGGCCGCCGGCTGGTGGCGTGCTGGAATGCGTGCGCGGGAATCGACACCGAGCAGCTTGAAGAGCACCCCACCGTCGCTGATTTCGTCGCTGACCAAGTCGTGAGCATGCAGGAGCAGCGCGACGATCTGCTCGCGGCAATTGCGTTGGCGGGGACATATCTCGTCGCAGCGCGCCCCGATACGGCGCTCGGAGTGATGCGCGACGCCATCGCCAAGGTGAAAAGGCGGTGCCGCATGAGCACCTCGACGCTGCTTTACTCCACACAAATCACCAAAGGCTACAGCGAAGAGCCGACGATCATCGCGCTCAGGACGGAGGGGGACTGTTTCGTCTGCTGGCTCGAGGGTCACGACTATTACAACGATGTGCTTTTCGTCGACGGTCGGCGTGACCGAGCCATCGAGCGAGCCGTCGAGCTCGGCCGGATGCCCGAGCAGCACCTCGCCGCATACGCCGCCAGGGTCAATAACGCAATGGCGGGCGGCGCACTCGGCGACTTCGTTGCGCAGCGCGACGAGCTAGTAAGTCAGCGCGACGAACTGCTCGCTGTGCTAAAGCAGATCGTCACCGAGTGCATGGACTTCCCGCCGGTCAAGCCGTACTCGGGCGACAGCTATTTGCCGCCGCATCTGCTGGACGCTGCGCAGGCGGCGGTCGCCAATGCAGAAGGCGACATTGCGCGGCATCCGATCGGAGCTACGCCACCGCTTACACCGCCGGCTCGCGACATCAAGGGTGACAAGGGCGCTCGCGATAAATTGCTCGCCGACATCGAGGCGCACCAACGCAAGGCGGCCATCGCCGCGGTGGAGGTGCGCTCGTGAAACACTTCCTTTCCGACCTCATGCTGCTCTGTGCATCCATTTCCGCATTGCTGCTTCTGTTCTGCGTCATCGGCATCCTCGCCGACCGATTCATCGATAAAAAACTGTGGAGGGACATCCTGTGAAAGAGCTATTGATCTTTGGCGGCGGCTATCTGCTTTGCCTAATACAAGTGCTCATCGCGCACGGCTTCGGCAAGTCTGCGCAGGTGCAAGACGAGCCCTTCGCCGACGACCCGCGCCCGGCACTGTTGCGGGAGCAGGCGGAATGAGCGCCATTAACCTCATGCGATGGTGCGACCCGCACGACATCCGCCCTCTGTGCCAACGCCCGCACAATTATCAAGGCCACACCTACGCCACGAACGGACACGCGTGCGTTCGCGTGTCCGCGCTACCGGATTACGAAGAGGCCGCGGAAGCCCTGCGAAAGAATGTTGAACTGATGCGCTCGTGGATAGAAGACGCTCGGGAGTACAAGCGCACAAATCCGGTCATGCCGCCGCTCGAACAGTGCAGCCACTGCAATGGAGGCGGAAAAGCATCATTGACCAAGTGCGAGGAATGCGACGGGCTCGGCGAGCTCGAGTTCGAAAGCGATTATCACACCTACGACGGCATCACGTGCCAGTCGTGCAAGGGTGAAGGCCTTACATTGGTTATCGGCAGCGACCAAGACTGTCGCCGCTGTCATGGCACAGGCGTATTTCACCGCAACCACAAATCGAATGTATATGACTACCTAGTGCCGATCGAAGTCGACGGCGTGAACGTCAACGCAAACCTTTTGCGCCTCGCCACTCATCTGCCAGACGTCGAATACTCGGGCGACGTTGAAAAATCGATGCTGTACTTTCGATCGGGCGATGCAGTCGGAATCATCATGGGGGTGAGGGTATGAGCACCGCACCCGCACGCTACATACACGACCGCCGCATCCGCACCCTTCTGCGCGAGCTTATCGATGCCGGCGAGGCCATGCGGGCCGCCATCGACAGCGACAGCGGCCCGCTGAAAATCTCACTCGATGAAAAACGCCGACGCGCCACGCGGTGGGAAGTCGCGCTCAAAAACTTTAGGGAGGCACAATAATGCACGCACAAGTCCGCATACCGCCACTCGCCGAGCTCGAGGCGAAGCTCGCCCACGCCAAGTCCGTCGAGCGCGATGCCAACCTTGCCCGCATCGCCGTCGAGCGCGAAATACTTGCGCACCCCGACGTTGTGGTCGAGGACGAAGGCACCACCACCGTCGGCAATCTCAAGATAGAAACCGGCTACACCCGCAAGTTCGATCAGGCGAAGCTCGCCGCCATCGCGCAGGACTTCCCGCCTGAGCTGTGGCCGTTCAAAACGGAATACAGCGAGGTGCGCCGAGGAACGCGCTACCTCGAAAACAACCAGCCGGAGCTGTGGGACGTCATCGCTGGCGCGCTGACACTCACGCCGCGCAAGCCTGCCATCACGTTGAAGGAGCCGAAGTAATGGCCAAGCTGATGGACATCAGCGGCCAGCGCTTCAACCTTCTCGTTGCAGTCAGGCGCGTAGGAGTCGACAAGTTCAAGCGGTCTCAGTGGCTATTCACGTGTGACTGCGGCAAAGAGCACGTAACCGATCCGACGCCAGTAAAGCGCGGCGTTACACGCTCATGCGGATGCCTGAAAGATAAGCTCTCGACAGAGCGTGCAATGAAAAACTTGCAGAACATGCACGCATCTCTGCTCAAACACGGCGAAGCGCGAGCGCGCTCAGTTGAATACGCCACATGGAAGACCATGCGGCAACGCTGCATGAACCCGCGCTGCCAAGATTACCAGGCATATGGCGGCCGTGGCATCTACGTGTGCGAACGGTGGAACAGCTTCGAATCATTCATTGAAGACATGGGGCGCCGCCCATCATCAAGCCATTCTATCGACAGGATAGACAACGACGGCCCGTACTCGCCTGATAACTGCCGATGGGCAACAGTCTCAGAGCAGAAAGAAAACCGTAGGAAACGCGGCACGGGCGAGTACGCGCAAAACACGCAACGGAGAACAGCATGAGCACAATGAGCCTAGAAAACCTAATCACCGGACGCCTACAGCGCCCGCTGCGTATCGTGATTGCCGGGGTGGACGGCATCGGAAAATCGACATTCGCAGCGCAGTCGCCGGCGCCGATCTTCCTGTCGCCGGAGGACGGCACCGCGCACCTCGACGTGACGCGCTTCCCGCAGCCGCAGGCGTGGGACGACATCATGGCAGCCATCGGAGTGCTGTATGAGCAAGAGCACGCATTCAAAACGCTGGTGCTCGACTCTGCCGATTGGGCCGAGCGCATGGCGCGCGACGCCGTGTGCCGAGAGCACGATGTGGCAGGTATAGAAAGTCTACCCTACGGCAAGGGCTGGACGTTCTCGCAAGAGAAATTCAACCGCCTGCTGATGGCGTTCGATGCCCTGTACTCGAAGGGTATGAACATCATCGTCATCTGCCATCTTGAGATCAAAACATTCAACGATCCAGAGCGCGAACCCTACGATCGGTACACCCTGAAATTGGATAAGCGCACCGCCCCGCTACTGCGCGAATGGTGTGATTACCATCTGCACTGCAATTTCGACACGACCCTCGTGAAGAACGAGAAGGGCCAAGCCGGCAACGTGCGCGCCAAGAGCTTTGGCAAGCGGGAAATCCATACTATCAGGTCCGCCGCCTTCGACGCCAAGCGCCGCTGGCCCATACCCGACCGCATGCCGCTCGACTGGTCGGAATTCTGGTCCGCGCACTGCGAGGCGGCCGGGCTTGCCACGCAAGCCGCTTAACTTCGATCACACCCGACCCACAACAGGAGCACAGCAACGATGAATCAACCAGCCTATAACCAAGACGTGGACCTCGGCGCCGACCTCGGCGGCGTGGATGCCCGCGATAACTACTCGCCCTTTCCGGCCGGTGAATATCTCATGCAGGCCGTCGATGTCGAGCTTAAATACAGCAGCGCCGGCAATAACATGGTGGCCGCCCGCTTCGAGGTCGTCGAAGGCGAATGCGCAGGCCGCAAGATCTTCGAGAACTACAACATCCAGCACCCGAACCACCAGACGGTCGAGATCGCCCTCAAGTCGATCAAGCAATGGGTGATCGCCTGCGGCGGCACGGGCGACGAGCGCCTGACGCTCGGTCTGCTCAAGGGCCTCGAAGGCCGCGAGTTCGTCGCGAAGGTCATCGTCGAGAAGGACAAGAGCGGCCAGTACGGCGACAAGAACCGCATCCGCGCGTTCAAGCCTGCAGCTGGGGCTGCGCCTCAGCCGGCTGCGCGTGCGCAGCAACAGGCGGCGCCTGCCGCTGCCGCCGTTCCGCGGGCTGGTAAGAAGCCCTGGGAGAAGTGAGGCCATGAACCGTCGCCCGTGGACATCCGGCGAGCTCAGCATACTGCGCATGCTGTACGCAGACACTCGCACCGAGGACCTCGTCGAGTTCGTCGATCATCCGCTGCGCAGCATTTATTGCAAGGCGTTGAAGCTCGGCCTGCGCAAGTCGCCGGAGTTTATCGCGAAGCACTGCCGGCGCCGTGACGCGGAGTTCGGGGCCGGCAGCCGCTTCAAGCCGGGGCACAAGACCTGGAACAAGGGCATGAACTACCAGGCCGGCGGCCGGTCGGTCGAGAGCCAGTTCAAGCCCGGCAGCAAGCCGCGCAACTACCATCCGGTGGGCGCGGAGCGCGTCACGAAGGACGGCCTATTGCAACGCAAGGTGACCGATACCGGCTATTCGCCGCGCGACTGGGTGGCCGTCCACGCCCTCGTTTGGCAGGAGCACAACGGCCCCATCCCGCGCGGCCACATCGTGGTGTTCAAAGACCGCGATAACCGCAACTTCGACATCGACAACTTGGAGGTGATCTCGCGCGCCGAGAACATGCGGCGCAACTCCTGCCACCTATACCCGAAGGAGGTCGCGCGGCTCATCCAGCTGCGCGGCGCACTCAATCGCAAGATCAATGAGAGGGCACGACGTGAAAAACAAGATTGATGATCTACGCAACCACCTATTCGAAGTGATCGAGGCGCTTAAAGACGAAGAAAAGCCGATGGACATCGAGCGCGCCAGAGCCATATCCGATGTGGCTCAGACGATCATCGAGTCGGCCAAGGCGGAGACGCGCCACCTCGCGGTGACGGGCGGCTCGAACGGCACCGGCTTCATACCAGAGGGCGAGCGCCAGCCCGGCATGCCGCGTCTGGTGGGCAGCAAGTAAATGCACCTCCGCCCCTATCAAGCCGAAGCCGTCGAGGCCGTGGTCGCCTGGTGGACGATCCACGGCCGCCACGGCCAGAACCCGGTAGTCGTGGTGCCGACCGCCGGCGGCAAGACGGTCATATTCGCCACGCTCATTCAGCGGTTCATGACCGAGTACCCTGGCACGCGCATCCTGGTGCTGGCGCACCGCCGCGAGCTGATCTCGCAAGCAGAGAGCAAGCTCAAGGCGGTGTGGCCGCTGGCGCCGGTCGGCGTGCTCGCGGCGAGCCTGGGGCGGCGGGAGCTGGCGCCGGTGACGATCGCCAGCCGCGACACCATCGTCGGCGTGTTGGAGGCGGTCGGCGCGTTCGACCTGGTGATCGTCGACGAGGCCCACAACATCGCGCCGGGCGAGGCCACGCGCTACCGGCGCATCATCGACACGCTGGCCGATCGCAATTCCAACATGCACGTGATCGGCTTCACGGCAACGCCCTACCGCACAGGGCAGGGCTACGTGTACGGCGACGGAAAGGACCACCTGTTCGCCGGCGTGGCCTACGAGGCCCACATACGGCCGCTGATCGAGCAGGGCTACCTTTGCCCTGTCACCGCCCACGCCGTCGCGCAGGACGCCGTGGCGGACACCAGCGACGTGCAGACGACCGGCGGCGACTACAACCTCGGGCAGCTCGAGCAGGTAGTGAGCGACGAGGCGCTGGTGGCGTCGGCAGTCGGCGAGTGGGAGCGGCTGGCGTTCGCGCAGGGCCGACGCTCAACCGTGTTCTTCTGCGTCAGCGTGCTGCACGCCGAGCTCGTCAGCGAAGAGCTGCACCGCCGCGGCCACAGCGTGCCGGTCGTGAGCGGCAAGACGCCGGCGGGCGAGCGCGAGGCCATCCTGTCGGCCTTTGATCGCGGCGAACTGGTAGGCGTCGCCAACGTCGGCGTGCTGACCGAGGGGTGGGACTGCCCGCGGCTGGACTGCATCGCCATCCTGCGCCCCACCAAGAGCCTGGGGCTGTACCTGCAGATGGTCGGCCGAGGCCTGCGGCTGCACGACAGCAAGACCAACACGCTGGTGCTGGACTTCGGCGGCTGCATCGAGCGGTTCGGGCCGATCGACGTCGCGCGGCCCGTCGAGCGGCGTGCGGCCGATGACCGCACCAAGACCTGCCCGGCCTGCGCGGAGATCCTCAGCATCTTTAAGCGGCTGTGCCCCTGCGGCCACGAGTTCCAGCCGCCGCCGCACAAGCTGTGCCCGGCCTGCGGCGAAGAGAACCCGACGAGCGCTGCGAAGTGCATCGCCTGCGACCACGTGTTCGCTAACCACGAGCGCAAGGCGGCGCGCGGCGGCATCCTCAGCGGAGAGCAGCAGCTCCGCGAGGTGCCCATTGAGGCCATGAGCATGCAGGCCATGGTGTCGCACCGCACAGGCAATCCGTACCTCAAAGTCATCTATCAAGCCGGCTTGATGGAGTTCTATTACACGAACCTGATGATCGGCCACGAAGGCTGGGCCGGCGACAACGCCGCGCGGCAGTGGCGCGCGATGACGCACGCCGGAACGCCGACACCGGAGACGCCGCAAGAGGCTGTGCGCATGGACGCCGACGTTCTGCGGCCTGTGGAGTCGATCACCGTCGACATCGGCAGCAAGTACAAAGACGTGGTTAACGTGAAATATAAAAAGATGGAGGTGGCGGCGTGAATAAATTCGACGAGATGCGTGAAGCAATGCAAGAGGCCGAGGACACGCTCAGAGCCGCGGCGAGACTGCTAAGCGGACGCATGCGCAAGGTGAACAGCAGTTACCTGATCGCCCAGCTCAAGCGCGAGCTGCGCGATTTCAACATTCACACCGGAAAGTGGAAGGACTGAAAATGCCTGCACGAAAATTGAAACCGATTGAAGAACGAGATCCGTATGCAGCGTTGGTTATTGCGGCGTTTAACGAGCTGGAAGAGCGTGAGCGCAAAGCCAACCATGGCTGCGAATGCTGCAACGGCACCGGCAAAATTCGCGAGACTGAATTCATCGATGGAGACTATTCGGCGTGCATGACTTGCAACGGGAGCGGCATATGAACACCGCCGCCGCCCTCTCCAACGACGACGACCTCGTCCTAAACACCACCGCGCGCGCGATCGACGAAGCCATCGCGGCGGAGGCCGAAGCCGATCCGCCGCGCGGCCACCTCGGCATGAGCCAGATCGGCGAGGAGGATGCACGCAAGGTATGGCTTAAGTTCCGCTGGTCGCTGCCGGACGAGCCGGCGCCGCGGGTGCAGCGGATATTCAGGCTCGGCAACATCATCGAGATCGAGATCGCGCGCTTGCTGCGAATGGTGCCAGGCGTGACGCTGCACGAGGTGGATCCGGAGACGGGAGAGCAGTTCCGCTACTCGTACATTGGCGGCCACTTCGGCGGATCGATGGACGGCGCCGTGGTCGGTGTGCCGGAGGCGCCGAAGACATGGCACGTGTGGGAGGCGAAGAGCGTCAACGGAGACCGCTTCAAAGAGCTGGTGAAGCAGGGCGTCAAGTCGTGGTCGCCTGAATACTATGGGCAGCTGCAATGCTACATGGGCGCCAGCGGCATGACGCGTGCGCTGTTCACGGCCTACAACAAAGACACGTCGGAGATTTACATCGAGCGTGTGAAGCCCGAGCCCATGTATTGGGAATCCGCGCAGGTAAAGGCCGAACGCATCATCGAGGCCAAAGAGCCGCCGCCGTCCACGTACCCGAAGCGCGAGTATTACAAGGCGAGATTCATGAGCGACGAAGCGCAGGCCGTGTACTGGGGCGACCGCCTGCCGCCGCGGCCGAGCTGCCGCAACTGCCGTTTCGCACAGCCTGTGATGACCGGCAACGCCGCATGGTACTGCCATCTGCACGGCCGCGAGATCGGCACCGTCAAGCACCAGCTGGCAGGGTGCACGCACCACAACTGGATACCTGCACTCATGCCGGCGAAGCTCGTACAGCTATACGACGACTGCGCCGAATACGTCACCACCGACGGCGTGAAGTTCTTCAACGCGCCGCGCCTCGAGGCGGCCATCGGCGTGCACGTCTACGATAGCTGGGAGCTGTCTCACGTCAGCAAGATAGGACTCAAAGCGGAGACACTTGGAGAGGAATTTATAACAACGGTGCGCAGCATGTTCGGCGCGCGGATAGATGAGGTGACGGTATGAACGTAAGTGATGAGCAGATTGAAGAGCTGTTTGATTCACTAGCGGGCTATAAGCCGTATGACTACACGGCCGTCCGCGACTGGCTCGCCCCCATCCTTGAGCAGCACGTAAAGGCAGAGATCGAGCGGATGGGGAAGGAGCCGGTTGCTGAAATCTACTTTCCCCTATGGGGCGAGCCGGGCGTTATTTGGAGCGGACTTATCCCCGAACGTCCGTCGAATCATAAGGTATATGCAGCCCAGCCCGACCTCCAGGCGCAGTTGGATGCTGTGCGGGAGGAGTGTGCCGAGGTGTGCAATAAGTACGGCTCTGAAAAATGGGACATGTACAAATATGGCGGCTCCAACGAACCCTCGTCATACACAGAAGGGCAAAGTGATGCTGCTGACGAGTTAGAAGGGCTCATCCGTTCCCGCATCGGCAAGCCCTCCCCTCTCGCGCAGCTACAGGCGGAGAACGCGGAGATGCGAGATTCGGCAATAGCTTTGTATATGTCCGGTCGTTGGGAATGCCGGGAATTGACGCCAGAGCAGCAAGCGGCTTTATGGGTAAGACTTCGAGATGCCGCGCATCTACCTAACGGCACAGCGACAAAAGCTGGTGTGGCCGCACAGGAGACAAGCCGTGAGTGATTCTATGATTGACCAGATGGTTGGCAGATTTCTTTCGTGGCCACTCCCGAAGGGCTTCTCCCCGGACTGCTACATCACCTTTTACCCTGAGCTAGCTGATAAGAGCAACGGCTGGCCGATCGGAACGAACCTTTTCACCGCCGAGCAGGCTCGGGAGATGGTGAAGCACATGCTGGACGGAGTGGTGCCTCCTGAGCAGTACGCTACGGAGGAAGAGGGAGAAGCCTGCATGCACGGCTATTTCGACGGACAGAGCCAGAGCGAACCCTCCATCCCCGTGAGTAGGCTGCGGGAGTTGGTTGAGTACTGCGAAGACTATAAGCGCGAGGCTCCCTCTCTCGGCGTTGTGTTGGAAGACCTACGCAAGCTAATCGAGGAGGCTGGGGGATGACCTGCCCCACCTGCAAAGGCGAGCGATGGGTGTGTGAGGAGCACGACGGTTTGCCGCGTCGGCACAATATGATCGCGGAGCTTGAGATCAACGGCCTGTCGCGATTCACTATTGTCGAGTGCAAATCAGCGGGCGACCCCTGCCCTATATGCAATAAGGGCAGCCCTCCGGAGATGCCGCCAGACTTTACAGTGATTGATAAGGCTAAATAATGGCAATACTAAATTACACAACCACAATTCCCGCTGAGAAAACGGCGGCTGAGATACAGCAGAAGCTGGCAAAGGCGAAGGCTCAGGCAGTGCTCTGTGAATACGACGCCGAAGGCGTGATGTGCGCTATGAGCTTTAGAGCGCCAACTAAGCACGGCATGATTAGTTTTCGTATGCCTGCAAACACTGAAGGCGTTTTGCGCGCGCTACAGAAAGATAAGAAGGTGCCAAACCGGCTCAAGACAAAGCAGCAGGCGGCAAACGTGGCGTGGCGCGTTCTAAAGGATTGGGTAGAGGCGCAGCTCGCCATCGTTGAGGCGGAGATGGCTGAAATAACGGAAGTGTTCTTACCATACGCACAAGGTAAGAACGGGCAGACACTCTATTCCGCTATAGAACAGCAAGGGTTTAAGGCTCTTACGCATGATGATGGGGGGCAATAATGTTCGGGTATATGTCGGCAAAAAATGCTTTAAAAAGCGGCTTCACACATCACGGGAAATATTACGGCATACCAGTATGGGTTGGCGGCTTCGACTCGGAAGCCCCGATTGTCGCTGCGAAGTGGTCTCCTATGGAATACGCGATGACGGCTGCGCATTACATTGAGGGCTTTATAAACTCAGTCTTTTACCCTGATCGTGAACCAATGTTTCAGTTCTTGATTGGAAAAGAAATAGTGGTAACGCCTGATAAGCGAGGATGAGATGTTGCCCTATTTGACCAATTACTAGTAGGAATGATGGCATGAAGACACTAGACATTTTGATAAACAAGTACGGCCCGACTCTAACCATCGCGCAACTCGGCGAGGTGCTGCACAAGTCCGAGGGCACGCTGGCAAACGATATCGGTGCCGGACGATGCCCGGTGCCGACATACAAAGAAGGAGGTAAGAGGGTGGCCTCTGCTACCGACGTCGCGGAGTATCTCGACAAGCGTGCAGCCGCCGCGCGGAAGGAGCACGCTACCCTAGTCGAGTCGCTACAGCCTTCGGGTCAAGGTGGGTGTACCTTTTCAGGGTTCGCCAATCGGCGTGCCGGGTGATGGTCGCGACCTCTTGTATCGACATGCCGCGCTCAAAGAAGCGTGACGTTGCCTCATGTCTCAGGTCGTGAAATCGAACACCGGCAACCTTGGCCCGCAGCGCAGCACGGTCGAACGCATGCGATATGGCGTCTGGCGTCATCGTGAATACACGCCCGTCGTCCCGCTTGGGTAGCTTTTTCCACAGCTTTAGAGCGACAGATGAGAGAGGTATAATCTGGTCGCGCTCGCGCCCTTTCCCGGTTTTCGGGTCCGGTATGACGATCATTTTACCTTTCAAGTGCTCGCGCCGCATGGCTACAATCTCGCCGCGGCGCATGCCTGTCAATAGCGCCCAGCGGATAATCAAAGGCAGCTCCTCGGACTCTGACGCCGCGCAGATCGCGTTAATCTCTGCGTCGCTTACGCGCCGCTCGCGGCTCTTGCCCTGCTCAAGTGTGCGAGTGACGCTCAAGATGTCCCTAGCAACCGTGACGGGGTTCTCTCGCAGGTGCACCCCCCACAACACCATTGCGGTCTTTAGCGCGTGCCCGAGAGTGTTGAGCTCCTTGCGGACGGTATCCGAGCCGACAGTTTTAAGCCGTTTGTCCACGAACCCCACGATGCGCTCCGGTGTGAGCGCGGCGGCCGAGACGTCGCCGAGCGAGGCGGTAATGATGCGGATGCGGCTTTCTTCTCGGGTGGCGGACTTCTTACGCGGTGTGATGTGCAGCCGATACTTCTCGAGGATATTCGAAACCGATACGCGCTGCGCGGCGGATAAGTCGCGCCACATGCCGGACCTCATTTCATCTTCCTGCCGGCGGGCCCACTCTTGAGCTTGCGCTTTAGTTCGGAAGCTTTTAGACAGTGGGCGCTGGCCTTTGATGCGGACCTGCACCTCCCATGAATCGCCTCTCTTACGGTATGTAGCCATGCGCGATTGTGGCTATTTATGCCGTATTATGGCAATATGTAGATGTGGCACCAGTGTGGCAACGAAACTACATATGCAGATTTTTCAACTAGTTACATCACATAAATATCCCCCTCCTAAGGGGAAGGTCGCACGTTCAAATCGTGTCCGGGGCGCCACTTAAATTAGGCATGAGCACGATGATCGACCATCCAGCTTCGCCCTCT